ATTGCACCTAGTGTAAGCAATGGTATTCCTGGTTCTACATTGGGATCACGTGAAATTGTCAATCGTATGCAGATGGTTTTACGTCAGCTGGACTTGTTTAGCTCAGGACAGTTCTTGGTCACACTAGTTCTAAATGGTACACCAAACATTGCAACACCTAGCTGGACCAACGTTGGTGGATCAAGCTTGGCACAATATATCAATCATACTGCTACTACTACCGTGAGCGGCGGCGAAACAATATATGGTTTCTACCTAGACACTGCTGGTGGTGCAAACTTTACTACCACACAGCAAGAACTTAGCCTGGTTCGTGATATGGGTTCAAGTATTTTGGGTGGTGGCCAATCTGCTGCAAATACTGCGTTCTATCCAGATGGCCCGGACGTTGTTACCATTGTGGCACAAAATATTGGAACAAGTACCGCGTCGTGTGCAGCACGTTTGTCCTGGACTGAGGCACAAGCGTAAAGGTATACAATATGGCAGGAAAAGGGTTGTTATCAATTGCTCGAGTCCCTGCCGAACCTGGGTTTTACTATGTTGGGTTGCAACCAACGGATTTTCAAGAATCCAGTATCAATTTTGTAAGTCCAAATTTTACCTATAATCCGGCCACTGGCGCCTTGGCAGTAGGTGGAGTTCAATATCGAACAGCAGGAGTTACCACTACTGGACTTCCTAAATCAGTAGTTAATTATATTGATTTGCCGTATGTTCAATCAATTGTACAAGGTCGTCTCACTGATTTAATTCCTTTTGAAGTTACAATAACACCAAGTTCAATTTCCAGCAAAATTATTGTGTTTATTAATTGGTTTGGTGAACATCAAACCACATCAGGGTGGGATACTGTGTATGGATTAAAAAGAAACGGTGGTCCCATTGGAATTCCACTTAATACAGGAAACAGAACCGGCGGTATGGCAATGTCAGCCAATTCTTATTATACCCCCGCGGGCGATGATAACAGCACCCCCGAAGCATTATCTTTTTACTATCTTGATAGTCCAGGAACAACCTCGCCAGTCACTTACCAGCTTACTGTGCTATCTGGAACAGCAGCACTGACTTTGTATACAAACAGAACAGTTGGTGATGTAAATCAAGCAACAGATTACGAACGTGGTACATCGTCAATAATTGCAATAGAGACAGTATAATGTATAAGTCTCCATCTATCCCAATTATCAATGCAACAGGTCAAGCGTTACAAACTTATGTTGCCATGCAATCTAGTACCACTGGATCGTCAAACTATCAACTTGTTGATCCTAAATTAGCTTACGATCCGGTTACTGGAATCTTATCAGTAAACAAGATAGAATATAAAAACAACGGCACAGTAGAAAGTCACTTGCCAAGATCTGTGCAAACTTATATTGACATTCCTAGTACTCAGTCTTTTGTTGCTCAAAATAGAGCAGAAGTAGTTGGTCTAAGTGCTACAATAACACCTAGATCAACGAACAGTAAAATTTTTATTACTGTAAGATGGATGGGCGAATACGGCAACGATAATTATGTTTACAACTCCATGTGGGGGTTGGCAAGAAATGGTAGTACAATTGGTCCAGCGGTCAACCCAGGATCTAGGCTTTGGGGAATACAAACTTCCACCCTATCGTATTGGGTAGCAGACAATAATAGTACACCAGAACCGGTGAATTTTTCATATCTTGATTCTCCAAGAACAACCTTACCATGTACCTATGCAGTAACTTTTCTTTCGTATGTAAATATTACATTATATACTAATAGAACAGTGGGTGATATTGATCAAACCAGTGGTTACGAACGCGGCACTTGTTGTATTACATTAACGGAGCTTGCTTGACATGCCTATGTATTCAGAATTGCCAATTTATATAGCCGCAGAAAATAAAGATTATAATGTAAATTTGCAGTCACAAGTGACCGGCGATGTATACAACAGTCTTAGAGATACTAGTTTGCTTTATAATCCAGTTACTGGTATTTTAAAGGTAAATGGCATAAAATTTCCAAACACGGACGCCAGTACTACGGGATTGCCAAAATCTGCACAAACTTACTTGAATTCGGCAACCACACAAAGTATAGCAGCGTTTACACTAACTGACATAGACGGTTTACGAGCCACAGTAAAACCAAGTTCAGCTAGTTCAAAAGTTTTAATAGTAGTACGATGGTCAGGTGAATTGGGTGTAGCGGATGTTTATAATTGTATGTTTGGTTTAAAAAGAAATGGATCTCCAATTGGAGTTCCGTTGAATGTTGGTACAAGAATGTCTAGCATGGCCGCACTTACTAGTTCTTATAATCACAGCGGTGATTTTGCCAGTACACCTGAACTAATACAATATTACTACATTGACAGTCCGGGCACAACCAACCCAGTAACTTATCAAGCGACCTTTTTGCACAGTAGTTCTCAAACCTTGTACACAAATAGAACAGCTACTGACACAGACACCGCTGCCAGTTTTGAACGATTAACATCAAACATTTTTGTAATGGAAACACTATGATATCACAAGCACTTACTAATCTACGCCCAGGAGCAACTTGGGTAATTCGCGGAGAAGAATCCTACGCCAGCATTGAGTGGACAGATTCTACCCAAACTATACCCACCGAAGCGGAAGTTCTAGCCGAAGCTGCTAGATTAAGAACAGAATGGGAAAACGCCCAATACCGCAGAGACCGTGTCAAAGTGTACCCAAGAATACAAGATCAGCTGGATATGCTGTACTGGGACAAAGTAAACGGAACTGATACATGGCAACAAGCAATTGACGCAGTTAAAACGCAGTACCCAAAACCTGAGTAAACCAAAATCAGCTAAATACAACAAATAAAATGTAACTTAGCAAAGGTAAAAAATATGGCGATCCAAGTACAAATTAGACGGGGCTCTTCTGCAGAAAATGATGCATTTACTGGAGCTCTTGGCGAAATTACAGTCGATACTACAAATAGAATTGTGCGTGTGCATGACGGAAGTACAGCTGGCGGATATTCGTTGGCCGGATTCAATGCAACAGGTACTTTGACAAACAAAACATTCAATCTAACCAATAATACTTTGACGGGCACAACTGCACAGTTTAATGCTGCATTGAGTGATGGTGATTTTGCTACTCTAGCAGGCTCAGCTACACTAACAAACAAGACATTTAATCTAGCAGACAATACGCTGTCGGGAACAATTGCACAGTTTAATGCTGCATTGAGTGATGGTGATTTTGCCACTCTAGCAGGATCAGAAACACTAACAAACAAAACTTTTATAAGTCCAATATTCAGTGGTGATCTAACAGTTACTGGTAATATTGTTCCTGGCGCAAACTTGACATATAATCTTGGGTCAACCACTGGATTTTGGTCTACGATCTACGGTATAGCTTCTCAAGCACTTTACGCTGACTTGGCAGAAAATTACCTAGCAGATCAGATTTATCCACCTGGCACAGTGTTGGTGTTTGGTGGTTCAAACGAAGTCACTATTTCGTCATCCAGTTACGACACCGCAGTAGCAGGAATTGTTTCAACCAATCCAGCTTATCTAATGAATGCAATGGAAGGTAACATATCTGTTGCACTGTTGGGTCGTGTTCCTTGTTTTGTCAAAGGGCCAGTAGCTAGAGGTACTTTGTTAGTGACCAGCGACACTCCGGGTGTTGCTGAAGCACTTGACAATACTAGATTCCAGCCAGGTTGTGTGTTAGGAAAAGCATTGGCAGATATCACCGAGCCAGTTGTTGCAACAATTGAGGTTGTTGTAGGAAAATCTTAATGCAAACAATCAAGCGTGTTTTTCGTAATACCTATGGTGGTGAAGAGGTATTTTCTATGGCTGCATACAACAACAGCAAATGGACCTACGAAAAAGAATATGTACCAAGAGTGCTAAACAATTATAGATTTGGTAAATCAGCCATTGTAATAGGTAATGGTGTTGATAGATTAGCATTTGATTTAAACAATCTTAAAAAAAAGCAATTACAAACATACGGTTGCAATGCTCTATACAGAAACTTTGATCCAGATTTTTTAATAGTAACAGGATCTACTGTAGCAAGAGAAGTAATTGCTAGCGGCTATTGTGATACTCATGTGGTTTATTCTGATACTGGAAAAATTTTATCGTATCCTGGTAAATTTCATTTGATACCACAAGATCCAAATTGGAATGCAGGAGCCGTTGCCGCTTACTTGGCATGCTTTGATGGTCATTCTCGAGTGTATTTGTTGGGTCATGATGGAAACGATACATCTGGTACGAGTAACAATGTTTATGCTGACACCAACGGGTATAGCTCTGTCGCAACAGACAGCAATGATGCTTTTTGGAGTCTAGCAATGTCACATGTGTTCAAAACTTATCCGTTGGTAGATTTTGTATTAGTTAACAGTTCGGGTAGAGGATATATGCCGGAAGCTTGGCGAGGCTTTACGAACTTACGCAGGATTGATTTCAGACAACTGGTCATTGAGTGTGATCTTTAACACACTTTCAACTGTTTTAATTTTTTCTAAAATAACTCGAAAATTAAAAGTTCTCCATACACCAGGATGTAATGGCTTGGGATGATCTTCAATTGTGGTCCAAGCATATCCACGATGCTCGTTGTTTAGTACAGGAACAAACTCAGCGTCAACCAGAATAACATACGTGTGATATTCAAATGTTCCGTTGTCGCTAGTAAATTTTTCCAATGGAATGATTTTGTTGTAGACAATTGCGCCAATTTCTTCGCAAATTTCTCTTTGCAGTGCTTCGGTAGGACTTTCGTGTGACTCAACACCGCCGCCAACTAGGCCCCATGATCCTGCATGTCTTTTTTGATTTCTTAATAAGAACAGATACCGTTTAGTTTGAATACTATAAACTAATGCACCACATCCTATATGATTAGACTCCATTCACCACCTCGATATACACCTTCCACACTTTTAACCCATTCTTCGCCGGTCCATCTATACTGGATTCCTGTCAAGGTGTTTGTTACATACTCTGTTGATGTTTCATTTGCACTGTCAAATACCACCTGCCACTGTGAACCATTGAATTCGATGATATCGTTAGCATTTGCTACTAGGGCATTCCATATCACGCTACCTTCGGTGTTACCGCTGTTGCCAATTGCAGCAGTCAACAAATAACGTGAATTAGTTGCTGGTGATAATAGACTGCTATCCACTGCAACATTTCTAGGATTAATGATAGCATTAACCGGATTCAATGTGTTTGTTGGCATAGTATCTTCAATTGGCTCAAACAATATAATATAAGGATCAGTTGGATGATATGCAATGGTTCCAATTAATTCTGCACCACTGGGTAAAGCTAATCTAATTTCTGTAACACCGGTTATTAACGTTCCGTATATTTCAATAACAGATTTCCATGTTGTGGGAGGAGCAACGTTATTAATAGTGACATTGTTTGGCGATGTGGCAATTTCTTGTTGCTTTAACAGTTGCATCTGGTTACCAGCATACAATATTCCGTAATCAAGCGGTGTAACATACTTTCGTGATGCAAGATTAATTAAAAGTGTTTCTTCACTGAATGCTCCTGTTTCGTCGTATAGACTACCAATGAATTTTTGTATCACACCAAGCCGCTTTACCTTTGCTGGCGCACTAATCCAAATTGGCATACTAAAAGTAAGTGTAGCAATATCAATTGGCTCTTCTGTACTAGTTGGCACAGTTCTTGAACTCCACTGCATATTTGATAATTGTACATAGCTCAGACTGGTCCAGTCTATATAATTGTCTGTACTTTGTATTTCAAATGCTGGATTAAACAACACAGCCAACTGTTCAATCAGTTGCATTTTTTGTTCGGTATTACTAGTCCATACATCCAATTTGACTTCCAAATTGTATGGTACAGGCATCAGGCGTTCAATGGTATAAGTATCCCCTTGTTGACTATTATACAATCCTGTTTCTGGATCATATTGCCTTTCGCGCATCTGCATCTTGCTAACAAAGTAAGGCTCCTGCATTCGGTCTTGTTGGTAAGTAAACGCACTAATATATGCACTCATCGCGGGAACAGCATTTATTATGTTTTCACTGTTCTGTCTTAATATTGCGGCTGCTTGCCTACTAGGATCTCCGTAGTACACAGGCACTCTTTGTAAAGTTCTAGTACCATCCTCCCCTTTACCAAACTCAACTTCAAAGTTACTGACAATTCTCATGAATTGAATCAAGAATCGTCTTATTTGTGCATCGTAAAAAAACTGTTGTGCCATTAATTGTCTGCCTTTGGTTTAAGTGCCTGACTGAGGCTTTGTCGTTCTGTTACTTCGCCTGTGTTATTGACATAGGTGTTGGAGTTGTTAATAAACCCGCTACGTAATGTCTGACTATTGACCCCTGGTGTTAATGTGGTTCTAACATTGTCTTCAATCTTGACCCAACGGCGCCCGTCCCATCTAAATAAACGATTTGGCAAGTAATCGGTACGCAAGGCATAAGCTCCAACCAATGGATTAGAAGGAAATGCAATACCTGAATATACTGGCAGTCCATTTGGCGCTCGCCCATCACCAGTCAAATAACCCTGAACCGTTGCTGTTGGACTATCAATACCAGCATCCGAATCTATCACTGTATCGTCGGCGGTTATTGAGCCGTTATCGGCAGTCACACCCGAAGGATCACCTGGACCATTCACAGGGTCTTCGGGTTTGATGTAAATATGATCAATGTCGTATCCAGAATACGGAACATTGGTTTCGGCTTCACGTAGAATAGCGTCATTGATTTCAAGATATTTGTTGATAATACTACTAACAGATCCCAGGGTGACATTGCCGGTATTACCTGTAAATGGATCAGTGTCAACCTTGATTTGATTCAATATATCTTTGTATTCTTGACTGTCGGTTAACGGATTGATTTTAACTCGCCATAGGTGTGGCCACCAAGTGGCACTATAACCTTCTGCGGCATTGTTACAATCGCTAATTACATAGAATCTTTTAAGAGCAACAGGCAAACTGTCATCTAGTGGATAATAATCTTTGAGATGCATTAACTCAATTACATCTCCGGGCATTAATTTACGTCCTAGTGTGGCAACCATGTCGTTGATATGAAACACCATAAACAGGGTACCAGTTTGCAAAAACATACCAAATTGACTGAGATCGAATGTTACATCTTGTGTTTGGTAGACGCCTCGCATGCTGTAAACGTCAGTATCATATTTCCTATCTCTATTTTCAAGAAAAAGCAAGTCCTGGATATTTGCAGCACTTTGATTTATATAACTTGGTTTGGCAGCGTCAGTATAAAATTTAACAGTTGAGCCAGATGCTAATACACTAGTGGTGCTTGCGCTCAAGGTCACTGTATTAGCTGTTTTTGCTGCAATCTTGGTTCCTGTTGTCACACCAGTTGCAGTAACAAACATACCTAGATCAATGTCAGCAGTTGATGCAAAAGTCAAGGTTGTACCTGTTGCACCCTGTGCGGCACTGGTTGTTTTGGTTAAATTTTGTTCAATGGTGCCTAAATATTTGTGTACTAAAATACCGGTGCCGCCTATAGTGAACATCTCACTGATATTACGATCCATGTATTTGTAGTCGTTTGTATGGGCTCCGTCTTTCCAAAGTGATAATCTTGGCACTGTTATATCCTTACTATCTAGTATTTAGTTTATGCCCAATTTGACAGAAAATAGCGTAAAGTGTATAATTATGGTTATGTGTGAATTCAATTCATTAGACGACTGGGCATTAGTAAATCAACAACTACGCGGTCAAATACGTCCGTTGTATAATCAACAACATCGGCGCCAGTTGTTTAAAATGCATGATAATTTGTACCATAGTGTTACTAAATTGAGCCGCTGTGAAGTCGACTACCGCAGAACACACAATTCTACACAGTATTTAGAGCAGTTAGCAAAATGTAGACAACAGTTATTGGAATTGCAACAATGGCTCATGTTTGCGACACTGCTTGACACAAAACCAGAAGAGTAGTATAATGTTGTATTCTAAGTAACAAGGAGCAAAAATGGCACTAGCACAAAGCGTAAAAGCACCCAAAAAAGCACCTAAAAAAACACGCGACCCTTTGTTCACTGACGAAAAGTACACCGGCAGCGAACCAGTCTGGGACACTGAACGTGCATTAAAAATGTCGCAAGAAGAATTTGATCACTTTTTGCGTAAAAGTTTTTTCTATTACAATTACTTTTATGCTCAAAAAGACCTTAAAAAGCACATGGTCAAGTGGATGCAAGAAAACAAATACAGTAAAGCAGACGTGAGTGCATTTATTCGTAGCTCGGACCGTGCTGTTCCGATGACAGCATACGGCTTGCTTATGTCACATCGTCAAGGCATGCCGTTTCGAGAAAAAGAATTAACTTATTTCAAACAACAAATTGACAATGCGATTACAGCAGCTGATTCAGAACCTGAAGATTCTGCAACTGGTGCAAAACCAGCAGAAGTAACAGCACCAAGTAAAATACCCACAATTCAAGACAGATTGAACGAAAAAACAAGTGAGCATCTTGCTCACTTTGAAGGACTGTATGACGAAGTAGTAACCGGAGGTACAGTTGATCCCAAAGCTTATGATTATTTTGTTGCCAACAATGTACCACAGGGACAATTAGGCAAGTTTCAAGACTATGCAGACACGCACCGCATGTACCTTACGGCGGCAATTGACAAGCTCGACGAACAGTTTGTTGAAGCCTACAAGCATATGAAAGCAGCAGACTTCAAGCGACACTTTGCATTTCTGGATGCAATTCAAACAGCAGTTGACCAATATCGTCGGGTCAAAAAGGCTACCAAAAAAGCCAGAGTAAAACGTGCTCCTAACAAAGAAAAGGTTGTCAGCAAGCTCAAATATCTGAAAGAGGAAAAGACGCTGAAACTGGTCAGTGTTAATCCCGTAGACATCATTGGAGCTCAAGAACTTTGGTGCTACAATACCAAAACTCGTAAACTTTACAAGTATATCGCAGACAGCCTAACAGGACCGCTGGGCATCAAAGGCACTAGTATTACGAACTTTGATACTGCAAAGAGTGTGGGCAAAACCCTACGTAAGCCCGAAGAAAAGCTAAAAGAGTTTGCCAAAGCTACCAAAGTGCAGTTACGCAAGTTTTTGGACGAAATCAAAGCCACAGAAACACAGGGCAATGGGCGCATAAATTTGGACATGATTCTACTAAAAGTTCAATAAATATACTGAACTATAGGAAGCATGAATGTCCAATCCTTTTACTGGCAATGTAGTAGCTGATACAACCTACTTTTATGCCAACGGCAATTTAAAGTCCGATAGCCTTTATAATCCCAATACAGGATCAGGCAACGGACACATCGAATATGACGAAAATGCCGAATGGCTAGATTCGCTGAATCAGCGAAGAGCTGCAATCACTGATTATGTCCGTATGCGACTAGGTGATGGTATAGTAGATGTTGAGCTTGACAAAGAGCATTATGAAATGGCCATTAATCAAGCGTTGTTGAAATACAGGCAACGAGCCAGCAACAGCCAAGAAGAAAGTTACGCCTTTCTAAAACTGTTTCCAGAAACACAAGAAATTATTTTGCCTAGCATAGTAATGGAAGTTCGTGCTGCATATCGTAGGGGCATAGGATCTGTTTCAGGTACCACAGCCAGTCAATTTGAACCATTTGCTTCGGGCTACTTGAATACCTACATGCTGGTAGCAGGGCGTGTAGGCGGACTATTAAACTACGAATTATTTGTTGATTATCAGAAACTGGCTATGCGTATGTTTGGTGGCTATTTGAATTATACCTTTAACAAAACTACTAAAAAATTAACACTGATCAGAAAAATTCCTTATGTAGGTGTAAATGCAGATCCCAATGGATTTGAGGATGTGCTATTACACCTATACAATTACAAACCTGACAGTATGCTGTTAAATGACTATCAGGCTTTTCCGTGGATACAGGAATATGCGTATAGCTTTGCCAAACGTATTGTGGGCGAAGCAAGAGAAAAGTTTGCTAGTATTGCTGGCCCACAAGGCGGTACACAGTTAAATGGTGCTACCTTGAAAGGCGAAGCTACCGCCGAAATGGAAAAGCTCGAGCAAGAACTAAAAGATTATGTGGATGGATCATATCCAATGACCTGGGTAATAGGATAATGAAAATACGAGATATTATACAAGAAAGTCATGGCGAGATTCCAGATCGAGTCAGAACAGCCACACGAGGACTGAACAGGTTTACTGATGGCGCACGTTGGAATAGCGATTATACATTGTACCGATTGGGATTGGCACTAGCAGCCACTGACGGTAAAACTGTACCAGAAGTAGATGAGGATTCCTGGGTTGGTAAATGGAAAATTACTGCGCCTTATACACAAGAAGAGCAAGACATGCTTAAAATGGCGTATAAAGCGGTAAATGCCAATCACGAAGATATGAATCATGGCGATTTACGTAGTCAAGAAGGACCAACAATACAAAAGGACAGCCCAGTAGCAAAGCCCAAAAAGAACAAGTACGGTGTTTGACTTTTGTTGGCAAATAAACTAAAATGCTCCTAAGGGAGCATTTTTTATGATCATAGGTATTTGCGGGTTCATTGGTTCAGGCAAAGATACAGCGGCCAACTACTTGGTAGCACAGCACGGATTCAAACGTGATAGTTATGCCGGTGCACTAAAAGATGCAGTGGCCACAGTATTTGGGTGGGATAGGGAATTGTTAGAAGGATTGACCCCAGAAGCTCGAGCCTGGCGCGAACAAGTAGATACATGGTGGGCCAAAAGATTAAAAATGCCCAATTTGACACCACGATGGGTGCTACAATACTGGGGTACCGAAGTATGTCGGCATGGTTTTCATGATGATATTTGGATTGCAGCACTTGAGAATAGACTTCGGCATCGCACCGGGCACACAGTTATCAGTGACGTTAGATTTCCTAACGAAATTAAATCTATTAGAAATGCAGGCGGCGTTATAGTTTGGGTTCAACGAGGCCCACTGCCTGAATGGTACGATTGTGCTGTAACAGAAAATACCACACCTGAAGATCAGCAATGGCTGTTAGAAGATGCTCATCAGCTTATGCCTCAACGATACCCACAAGTGCATAAATCAGAATGGGCATGGGTGGGTACTTTTTTTAACTATCAAATTGACAATAACGGATCGGTTGAGTGGTTATATCAACAACTCAATAATCTGCTACCAACGGACTTTCCCGCCAGGTAGTTTTACCGTGATTTAATTCAATTCTACAGTTTGCACAAACACAGCGCAAATTGGACCAGATATTATTTTTTAGATTACCATCTATATAATATACAAAAATTTGTTGCGGTGTTTTAGCACTAAAGTTGCAACGTTCGCAGACCAACTTTTTCTTATATCCAGTCTTGGTCCAGGCTGGTAATTCCTTTACTCGCTTGCCTTTTCTAGCACAGCTGGCACAGATACGCCTATAATAGGTTTTGCCGCCTGCTCGATAGTTTATAGCAGCCAAATTACCTCTACATACAGTACACAATGGTCTTTCCATACTACTATTTATAAGTAAAACCTTTTAAAGGCACCTCATATCCGCCCAAAATAACGAGCTTTTAATAAATACTTTAAAATGTTTTGTTAAAGGATAAAAACATGGCACTAGTATCAGCAGGTATTGAAATTACCGTAACAGATGAAAGTCAATATGTACCAGGCGCAGTAGGTACAGTACCACTTATCATAATGGCAACAGCACAGGATAAGAGTAATCCGTCAGGTGGCTCAGCCACTGATACAACTGCTGCTAGAGCAGGAAAATTACTTGCATATTCCAGTCAACGCGAACTTATTGCTGCAATGGGCTATCCAAGCTTCCAGCAAAGTGCAGCAGGAACTCCGCTAAACGGCGACGAAAGAAACGAATATGGTCTAATGACTGCATACAGTATTTTAGGCAATGTAAACAGAATTTTTGCTATTCGCGCCGATGTTGATTTAAACGAATTGATAGGTACAAGTGTTCGTCCTACTGGAGCAGTAGCAGACGGCACACACTGGTTGGATTTAACTGAAAGTGTTTGGGGAATTAACGAGTGGGACGCAATCAATAGCGAATTTGTTCTAAAGACCCCGTTATTGGTAACAACCACTACAGATCAAACTCTAAGCAGTGGCATTTATGTACCTGACAGTGACATTGGACAAATTGGTAGCTATGCAGTATCGTTTGGTACTGGTAGCAATGCAATTTTGTTCTACAAAAATAGAAGCAATATATGGGTGAGAATTGGAACAGATGCATGGGCACAAAGTTGGGCTACAATTAAAGGCACAGTTACTTTTGCAACCAGTTCAACCACTGCAATCGCTTCAAGTACACCGGCAGCAGCATTGACAATTAACGGAACTACTGTTACTGTTGGTAATACTGGATCAGCAAGAACTATCGCACAAGTTGTATCTGCAATCAATAGCGCGGCAATTACTGGTGTCACTGCTGCTTATATAGATAGCAGATTAGAAATTTATGCAACTGATGCAGCACAAAGCAATGGCGTTACTGCAGACGGCAAAATTACTATAGCAAACTCAAGCGGTACTCCAATGGCAACTTTAGGATTGGGAACTTCTGGTAGTACATACGCAAATCCAATATTGACCTTTGGTACCTTTGCTGAAATGCCTAGCTGGCGCAGTACCGATACTGTTCCGCGTCCTACCGGAAGCATGTTCATGAAAGTTGGAGCCACTGGTAGTGGTGCTGATGTAGTAATCAAACGCTACAGCAGTACTACTGAAACTTTTGCTACATTGGCCACAGAGTTCTTTAATCGTGCTGAAGATGCACTTTATGGTTTAGATCCAGCAGGCGGCGGCAACGGTATTGTAGCCGGCACAGTTTGGATTGGATGGGATCCTTTAAGAGACGATACTGATGCGTTTAAGCCATTCCGTCGTCGTGTAACTGGAAGAACAACTGTTAGTGGATCTTCATTGGCTGCTAATCCGTTTACTTCCAGTGACCAATTGACAATTGGAGTAACATCCATTGGCTCAGCAACCATTACAGAATATACAGTAACACTTACAAGCACTACTCCTGCAAGTTTTGTTTCGGACGTGTTAGCACTAGATATACCAGAGCTGAATGTCAGTATAACAAACAGTATTATAACCTTCACTCACATTTACGGCGGTGATATTTATCTAACAGACGTTATTGGAAATCCTACAGCAGATGCTGGATTTACAACCAACACCACTGGTACTATTGCTTATGGCACTACGTTGGCATTGACCAATTGGGAATCACTAACATATACCTACAGCACAACAGAGCCATACCAGGCGCCAGCCGAGGGTACATTATGGTATTACAGTGATCCTGCTACTGTTGATATCATGATTAACGACATTGGTGGTTGGAAAGGCTATAAAAACTCGTACTGGGCAGGAAAAACTGATGCACGTGGTTATGCATTATCAAATACTGACCCAAATGGAGTTATTGTTACTGCCAGTGAACCAGAATTTCAAAGCGATGGAGTAACTGCATTAGCAGCCGGAGACCTTTGGTTAGACAGCGGTGATCTTGAAAACTATCCTGTACTTTATCGTTATGATGGCGCAGATTGGATTCTAATAGACAACACAGATCAAGTGGGACAGAATGGTATTCTATTTGCAGATGCTCGTTGGGACACTGACGGCACAACAGACATTATTACTGGGTCACTGCCTTCAATCACTGATCTATTGGCAAGCAATTACATTGATCAAGATGCACCAGACTACAGACTATATCCACGTGGTATGTTGTTATTCAACACACGTCGCAGCGGCTATAACGTAAAACAATATGTAAGCAACAAATTTAATGCTAATGCATATCCTGATTTACCAGCAGTCCCTGGTGCAAGCAGTACCTTGCCTACAATTAAAGATACATGGCAAACCGCCAGCGGATTAAAAGACAATGGTAGTCCATACATGGGTCGTCAGGCTCAAAGACGCATGGTAACTGCGGCAATGCAAGCAGCAATTATTGCTAACACAGAAGTGCGTGAAGATCAGTTCCAATTTAATCTAATTGCATGTCCTGGGTATCCTGAAGTGATTGACGAGATGATTGCATTAAACAACGATCGTTCTCAAACAGCCTTTGTGGTAGGTGATACTCCTATGCGTCTTGCACCAAATGCAATTGATATTGCCAATTGGAGCAACAACACCAACGGTGACGGCTTGGCAACTGCTAGTCCGTATTTGGGTGTATACTACCCATGTGGTCAATCTTCAGATTTACAAGGCAACACTATCGTTGTTCCTGCAAGCCATATGGCACTACGTACAATTATCTTCAATGATAATGTAAGTTATCAGTGGTTCGCTCCAGCAGGTACACGTCGTGGTTTAGTTGATAATGCAAGCAGCATTGGTTACATTGACCCTAACACTGGCGAATTCACATTTGACGGTATTCGCCAAGGACTAAGAGACACCCTGTACGAAAACAGAATTAATCCAATCACTAATTTACCTGGAGTTGGATTGGTAGTATGGGGACAGAAGACTCGTAACCCAACTGCAAGTAGTTTGGATCGTATTAATGTGGCACGTTTGGTAAACTATCTACGTACCATACTTGCAACTGCTGGTAATGGGTTCTTGTTTGAACCAAACGACAAGATTACACGAGATCAGATCTCGAATGTTATCAGTGGCGCAATTAACGACTTGGTAGCCAAGCGTGGTGTATACGATTATCTTGTTGTGTGTGATGATACAAACAACACCCCGACACGTATTGCACGTAACGAGCTTTATGTTGATATTGCAATTGAACCAATGAAAGATGTTGAATTTATTTACATCCCGATTCGATTGAAGAATCCAGGTGATATTGCAGCAGGAGTATAATATAGGTATATATTGGAGTCCCGGTGGCTCCAATAGATCCCAACTAATTTTTGGTAAATACCTATAACAGGAGATAAAAATGGCAATTGCCTCACTAAACAAATTTACAGTTCCTTTAGCAACAAATCAAAGTGCCAGCGCACAAGGTTTGCTAATGCCAAAATTAAAATATCGCTTCCGTGCGGTATTTGAAAATTTTGGAGTAAGCACAGACAGGGTTGAACTCACAAAACAAGTCGACAGTATCAGTCGTCCCAATTTGAATATGAATCCGTTTACTATTGATGTGTATAACTCAAAAGTAAACTTGGTTGGTAAGCCAACTTGGGAAGCGGTTACGGTCACATTGCGTGATGACGCAGGCGGCAATGTAAGTAAATTAGTCGGCGAACAAATTCAGAAGCAATTTGACTTTGCAGAACAAAGTTCGGCAGCTAGTGGTATTGATTACAAGTTTGTTCTCAAATTTGAAATGCTAGATGGTGGTAATGGTGCAAATCAACCCAACATCTTGGAAACATGGGAATTGTATGGCGCACTATTAAGCACAGTAAATTACGGTGATATGGCATACGGAGAAAATAGTCCGGCTACTATTGCGTTGAGTATTATGTATGACAATGCTATACAAAGCCCAACTGGTACAGGTATTGGTACACTGGTAGGAAGAACACTAGGTACAGTAATTACTGGTGTAAGCTAATCATAGTTTACTTGAAACAATTAAGCCTGGATTAAATCCGGGCTTTTTTTTGACATAAATAATTAAAAGTGGATACATAATGCCTAATATTTTTGATGGTTTCTTGAGTCAGATCGCTACCGGCGATAATGTTAAAGACTACAGACATGCTGCGAGATTGTTTGTAGATAACAACTACGAGCGATCGCCAAAATACCAGTGGTTGTTTCATGTGTATTTTGATTTAAATCCTGCATTTACTACCATGGCACGGGATCATCAAATCGCTGCAGGCATGCTAGTTAAATCTGCAGACTTACCAAGATTTCGCGTTGACAGCAAAACATTAAACAACTACAACAGACCTTCGCTTGTTCAAACAAAAATCAGATATGAAGATGTCAATATCACGTTTCACGATGACTCTGCAAACATCATAAGAAAATTATGGTTTGATTACTATAATTTTTATTATAGAGACATGGATAACAATTACGGCGATGCCACTGGTAGATTGAACGACATATACATGGCTCCAAACAAACAAGTTTTGGGCCAGCGGGCATTATTCAACAAGTTTGGTTACACTCCAAGAAATGGCGGCCCTAAAAATCAATATATCAATGCCATACGAATTTACAGTTTACATCAAAAAAGATTCAGCGAATACACATTACTAAATCCAATTATTACAGGATATCGACACGGAACGCATCAAAATGGTCAAGATGGTACATTGGAAAATACAATGACCATTTCTTACGAAACAGTTTTATATGCTGGCGGGTCTACTAGAGTGGCCAGAGGATTTGCAGATTTATTTTATGACAAATCACCAAGCCCGCTAACTCCAGCTGGTGGTGGTACAAACAGTATTCTGGGCCCAGGTGGTCTTGTAAATGTGCTAGATGAAGTTATCACTGATGGTTCCGGCGGTAACTGGGGCTCTAGCGCATTTAAGCTGGTAAGAGGTTATCAAAAAAACAAAAATGTTGATTTAGTCAACCTGGCTCAGGGCGAACTAGTTCAGGCATTTACCAATGTTTTACGCAACGGCGGCAATACCGGACAACTAAATTTTGGAGCAGCAACGAATGCCACTTACATTCCTTATCGTGGAGTTCAAGCCAACGATGGTAAAGGATTTCAATCAGCACTTGCCACACAAACCACAGCAGCACCTGGTAGTGTAAACAGTAACGGGCTTAGTCTATCTGCAGGTGCTGCTGTGGTAACCGGAGGCATTGCCACTGCACTCGCCAGTAATCCAATTGCTGCTGCTGGATCAAATATTTCTGGAGTAGTAGCTGATGCACAAGGAGTAATTCAAGGCGCCAATTTAAACAAAGTTGTCGATATCACCAAAGATTCAGGAGGCAAATTGGTAGCAACTGCAAGTGATCTTATTCCCTCAAACAGCTTTACGGCCGGTATCGAAGCCGCCAACCAACGAATAAAATCTGCGGCGGCAGTAGACGCTGCTAAAGCTGCTCAAGAAGAGGCCGGAAAAACGCAAGCATTCTTTGGTGGAGCTGGTGCTTTAAGTTCGGTTACAGCATTTACCACGGGTACAAACAATGTTACACGGTCGGGTAGTGCATTGGCTGCCACACCTTACAAAAATTCACAAATTAACGCAAGTCCTCAAGTGGCAAATAATTTAACCAGCAGTTATTTTACACAACCTTCGGCAGCAAGTTACCAAGGAAAAACTTCTACCAATCCAGCTCCGCCACAACAGGTAATCATATGATTCAATCTAATAGTAAGATTTTTACAACTGCATTGTTTGGGACTGGTACCAATAACACTGTCGATGATCTTGCAAACAAAAATTTAACAACACAACAAGAGTACCTAGGATCAAGCGGTATTAGTCATATGGGAACACGATTGCCTCGAGTGCCTAGTAATCAGCGTGTAGCAAAGGACAAATAATGGTACAGACAAAATATCCGCAGACACCATACCCTACCAATCTAAGTAGAGTCAACACCAATGCAATTGATCCTCCCAACACTGATAAATTTTTTAATAATTTTTTTAATTTTCCTATAGACGTAAGTAGCAATGTTGATGCAGCAGTAATAGCATATTTTGAACAAATAACCGACAACAAAGAATCAGCCAGGGCTATGGCCAGCGCAGTAATTTATACAGCAATAAAGCAAGGCATAAATCCTATGTCAGCACTTGACGAATTTAAAAAAGTACCATTGGGAGACCTGAACGCATACACTGCATTATTTTTAAATTTTGAACGTGTTGGTACCAGTTTCTTGGGTTTAAAAAATCGTCCAATACAAAACAAATATATCACAAGGACTATACTTCCATAATGGGTAAATTTGCCAACGGATTTTATCAAGTTCTCAACCCTGACAAATATGTAGGTAAAAAGGTACCTCATTTCCGTAGCAGCTGGGAACACAGCTTTATGAGATTCTGTGACAACAATCCTGCAGTGCTACAATGGGCCAGCGAAGCTGTTCACGTACCTTATCGTAATCCGTTTACCAACAGAAACACAATATATGTTCCTGACTTTTTGATCATATATCAAAACAAATCCGGGAACAAAATTGGTGAACTAATAGAAATCAAGCCCGGCAAACAGACTACACTAGAAGCAGCAGGACGCAGCACAAGAGATCAAGCAGCCGCAATATTGAATGCACACAAGTGGCAAGCAGCCAATGCCTGGGCTCAACAAAATGGGTTACGCTTTAGAGTAGTCACAGAATCAGATCTGTTCCACCAAGGAAAAGCTCGGTAAATACGAGCATGACTAAAAAATTAAGCGAACTATTTGACTTACCGGATATTCCGTCAACAGACTCTGCTGAATCGTCTGAAGCACTAAAAACCATTATCGAAAACAAAGAGATTATTGCTCGAGTAGACGATGCTATAGACAAAATTGATATAGCACTTCCTACTGTACGTGACCTTGAAGCCAGCGATGCGGAAATGGACGAACTTGCTGAATTGGCCAAAACAAAATTTGAAGATTTGATGGATTTAGGAATGAACATGGATCCCCGTTTTGGTGGTGTAGTATTTCAAACTGCCGGCACCCTGCTAGGGCATGCTATCACTGCCAAAACAGCCAAAATGGACAAGAAGCTACGCATGGTACAACTACAGCTTCAGAAAGCCAGACTAGATCATCAGACATCAAAAGATGATCCAGACAGCAGACCCGTAGACGGCCAGGGTGTAGTACTGGATCGCAACGATTTATTGAATCAGATTCTTCAAAAGAACAAAAACACATAAATACTCTATAAACAGGATTAACTATGAAAAATCTTCACGATTATATAGCCGAACGTAACTCAAATTATTCTTTTAGGATCAAGGTAGCCAAACAAAATCCTAAAGATATCATGGAAGAAATCAAAAATGCACTTGATGCTTACGAGTTGGTTGATATTACTACACCAAAAAGTCTACCAGTACAAGAACACAGAGAGTTTCCAAAATGGGGACCTTGTGAATGTTGGCAATTTGAAGCCACAGTGTCGTACCCTACCACTGGTGTACAAATTGCACAGCTACTTAAAGAGCGCACAGGTATGCAGGCCGAATGGGTATGTGTATATGGTAAACAACAGGCCGATGACAATGATGCATTTGAAGCATATGGCAAAGATCACGAAGGTTCGTTGCTATTAGACAGCGAACTTAAAGATGTAGCCGGAGCACAAGAACTAGTGGGCGACCGGCGCAAGGATAGTTTACTAAAAGAACTAGAAGAACAATCACCCAAGCTAACCGGATTCAAAGATCCCAAGTTAACTTCGCAGCAGGCAAGTGAAAAAACTCCCGCAGCAAAAACAACCAATCAATTGCCACAAGGCAGCAAGAGCCCAGTAGGAAGCCAACAAAACAAATTACCACAGGCTAAAGGAAAAAACAAATGAGCAACAACATCTATGACATCTTGAAGAAGATGCAGAACCTAGAAGCACCCAAGCAGAGTCTTACTGAAAGTAAAAAGGCCAAGCCTGATTACATTGACATTGACAAAGATGGCAACAAGACTGAGCCAATGAAAAAAGCTGCTCGCGAAAAGAGCAAAGGTGCGGTTGCCGAAGCAGTGGCAACTGTTGAACGACAACTTGCAGAAAAGTATCAGGGCTTCAAGAAGTCAGTTGCAGAAGGTGTACAAGCAAAAGGCACAATCAAGCCAACTGATTCTGGTGAAGAATATACTGCTGCACCAGGTTATCGTGTTAAAGCTGAATACGAACCTGGCCAAAGTAAACCTAAAATGGGTTTTGTCAAAGACAAGTCAAGTGAGCCAGAGCAAACAGGACAAGGTGCCAAGCCAGCCAAGCCAGCAGATCAACCCAAGGTGGATGAAGATGCACTGGATTTTTTGCGTGATCCTGAGGGAATTGCCAAGAACCGTGCTGCCCAAGCTGCATCTGATCAGCGTTTTGCAGATCGATCAGCGAAACACTTTGCCGGACAAGTTGGCGATCAATATCATGACCAACTAATAAAAACCAATCCAGCTTATAGAGATGAGTACATGTCTCAGGTACGAGATGTTCGTTCACCAGACGTAATGAGAAAGA